GTCCTAGTTTAGCAAGAACTAGATTAGTGACATGTGTTGTAAGGGTAGCGTTCATTCTGTCAATTACACTGACGGGTAGATTTAGACGCTCCGTTGCAAATACTTTCTCTGCGTGAATCTTGCCCTCTGCTACTACCTGGTCTGTTATCTCTTTCACACGAGCTGGTGCAAGTGATGGAGACGTTGCGAGAGCGGCATTAGATGGGTTGATGAACTCGATTGTGTAGGTCATCATCACTACTCCTAAGCTAACTGGCCCTGATATTCCGTTGGATATGGCCAAAGCTGAGTTAACGCAGAACAATACACCCATGCGGCCAACTTGATATTCTTCTGGCCCAGCTGATGTGATGTATTGCGGCAGCCTGTTCATTTGCGAATTGCGGACGCTCACGTGTTGTTTCTGTGAAACGTGGTCCAATTGCGCGTATGCATTTCCTGTTATCGAATCTAAGGTTGTGGGGGGATTTGGGTTAGTGTCTGGATCAAAGTACAACCCTACTTGGCCAGTAGCTGTTACTGGAAGTGAAGGCTTGAACCAAAAGTCCAATTTCTTCACCTTGTACTTGTCAAATAGCAAAGCTAAGGATCCAGCCCACTTGTCCGTTCCGATATTCCCGAAACCTGGTGAGGGCTTTGGAGTTGGACTGTTAACAAACATGAAATTCAAACCATCAGTGGCCTCTGGAACCGTTCCTGATGTTGCTGTTCTGTTCACTCTAAAAGCAAACTCTGTGTTTGTTATCTCCATTCCGTTCTTCGTCATTCTGATCTTTCTCTGGCCCACCTTCGGTACATCTACCTCGGAAAATGCTTGTGGAGTGGCTGTATATGTGCTATAACCATTGGAAGGACGTTGAGGCCGTCCTTGTGCCTGGGGATTACGGTTGCGATTTGCTAACCTCTGCTGTGTTTTCATTTTGGAAGACATACTAGCAGAATCGCCTACATGGCTCCTCATCATATTCTTCAAACGTTCGGTGTGTAACTGGAAGAATGGTTAATCGCTCTAATTCTAACTGTTCCGTAATGGGAATGTCCCAGGCATCAGCGTATGATAAGCGTACTAAGTAGGAGGGCTCCACAACCCTGGCCTTGTACGGTTTCATAGGCATTTTGTTGGCGCTATAGTGTTGGCTTGTGGCTATATACTTTCCACCAAGCTGAGCAAGTGTGTTTCCCAGATATTGCTCTACGGGAAGGCCCATTCCGAGGCTCATCCCACATAATCCAATAGACGTTAAGTAATTCCTTATGTACCTAGGATGTTTGGTACCGACAACCCAGGGAAGCCGGGCTATCATTCGTCTTGGATTACGCACCATAGTGTACCCTATACCATTGAACACAGGTCGGGTCTGACAGAATTCGATGTGCTCCATCTGGACTGCTGCACTATCTAATTTTGTCTTCATTCCGAACTGTTCGTACCAAAGGGGTGTTATCAACTTCTCATGTTTACGCTCAACGAAGATGATAAAATCATCTCCATCTATGTAATAGCACATTTTGATTTTGAGTTTAGCCTCAAGTGCCTTAGTCATAGCGTAATTTATGAGTGAGTTCCCTAGCCCAGTGTTTTGATCTCCTGACATGCGTGTTCCTCGAGTTATGTAACGTGTTCCGTTCTTAGTGTATCCAACGTTGTTTAGCTGGAGATTTAAGAGCTTCTTCAAGAATCTATCTTGATCAAAACAATCAAGGTAGAACTGATGCTCAACTTTAAGTAGATCCACATTACAATGGGAATCAAATTTACTGTGGTCCAGCGATATTGCCACTGGATCAAGAAATTGACTCATCTTATCGTGTATGTCAGTGCCTCTTTGCACTAGGTTGCGGGCTTTGGCGAAGATGGGTGAACCTGATGCATCGGTCCACGTGTAGGCCATCTTCTCAATAGGTATAAGGAAGGTAGCTAGAGGTAAACAGTATCTCTTGCTTCGATACTGAATGCATCTCGGTGTCGTGTACTTTGTCTTCTCGTCCTTATCTGGTTTAAGGAACATCTTAACACGAGCATCGAACTCTTCAAATGGCTTAGTTTCCAATGACTCTCTAGCTGCCTCCAACCTTTTCCTCTTGGAGCTGTTAGCATGACTGATTACATGGTCATAACTTACCCTCTCAAGAGGACGCACCCATGGTTTGAGGTGTACACCAAGGTTCGACTCATAGGTGTATCTCATTCCATCGTCAAATTGATGACGTTGTTCAAGTGCGATTTTCTCGTTGCAAACACAACATTTGTGTGTCCATACAAAGCTGGTGTTAAGGGACTCTAAATTGTAATCAAAGAGCTTTGTAGTGACGTGTTTGCTTGAACACCCTAATTCTGGGATGCTTCTGGAGCTAAGAGGTAGTGTCCCTCCCTCTCTGGGTCGATCTCCGACACAAACTCCAGGAAGAACCAAGGTGTCCTATCCTGTGCTGGATGGTAGGGTGTGGGTCTTGCTGAACAGACTAAACCCACTCTTCCCTACAATGCCATCCTTTGCAAACTTCTGATGTTTCCTTCTCTCATCGTTGGCGTCTTCATTCTTCATGATCTGTCTCATCGCTACCTCTGCCATTGGTACTTCCATGGCACTTGTTATGGTCTTAACCATCAAGAGGTAACACTCTTCACCAGTCATGCAAGTTGTATCGTACTTCGCTATGTGCTTAGACAATTCATTCTTCATTGCCTGCATAGTCTTTCCGGTCCTTTCGACGAGCATAAATTTGCGCAGGAGGAAAAAGTACCAATCTACCTCATACTGAGCATAGGTACTTTTCCGCAAAACTCTTCTTTGTGAACGAGAGAGCTTCGTTTTCTTTGAGAAGACTACGTCCTGATCAAAAATAGGTTTGTCACTATCCTCCAAAGTAGCAAAAGCTACAGTCTTCCTGAGTGACTTTCCATCAAATTGGGGCGCAGACCTTTTCTTCTTCTCAACTTCGCTTTGGGTCGCGGATTCAGCGGTTTCTTTTCCATCAACTTGGGTAGTAGTTTCAGTTGTGGGTACCGACTTAGCTGTCGGAGGTGCTGGAGCCTTTCCTTTAGGCTTGTTAGGAGTGGTCGCTCCTGTAGAATCCTGCGAGGTTGTAGGTCTTGTCATCGGGGGTGGTGATCCAGAAGCAGCTTCCGCATAAGATTTCTTGCGTTGACCACCACTGGCCTGATTGATGTTGGGACATGACCTTGTTTCCCCGCGTTGTTTTCCTAGACCAGCATTGGGGACAGATTTGCCCCTCTTTCCACTTTCGCTCGATGCGCTTCTCTTTCCAGAAGGCTTGCAATACTGATCTCGGGCTGTCGACGGCTTTGCTCCACTCACTGTATTCTTCTTTGCAGAAGTGCCTGTGGTGTCTGACGACCTGCCTGTTGAAGTCGTTAAGGATTCTACTCTTTCCAGTAACCTTTGAATGACTCTTTGCTGTTCCTTGATGAGATTTTCCAACTGTGTCATTCTCCTCCATCCTTCGGGTCTCGGCTTGGGGCGATGACTCCCAGGCTGCTGAAAGTTTCCCGGTTGGGACTTTCTCGGAGAGGGTTTTCGGTTCTCCCGCGTAGGACGCCCTTGAGCATCTCGCGAGTCCCTTACTGGGCCTCCCTTCGGACCAACGGCACCACCGTTGTCCTGTCGAACTGGCTTCATATTGTTTCTCCCTGATTTGCTAGAGCTGAGCGCGACTCTTGCAGTCAGGGGCCTAGCATCAACTTCACCGCTGATACTAGACCGAACACCAGCCTTTTCAGTCCTCAATGTCTTAGACAAAGGACTGAGGTCTGGTGAACTCAACGAAGATCCCATTGCTGGTT